AGTATCAAAAAAAATACACATCAGTTGGTATGTATGCAAGATTTAATGTTGCTCAACCCTATTTAATTCAACACTACCCAAAAGGTGGTGGTTTTAAAACATGGCATTTTGAAAATGCAGGTTACCCACAAATAATAAAAAGAAAACTAGTGTTTATGACTTATTTAAATGATGCACCAAATGCAGGAACAGAATTTAAATATCAAAAACTAATAACGCCGTGTAAGAAAGGTTTGACATTAATTTGGCCGGCTGAATTCACTCATACACACAGGGGTGTTGTCTCTGATACTCATGAAAAAACAATTATCACAGGTTGGTTTGAAGTTATATGGCAACAAAAATATAATATTTAAATTTTTTTTGTTTTAAAAGCCAATGTTATTCTAGGTGTATTAAATTCTTTTGGAGCTAAACCTCTATGCGGACGTTTGGCATCAAACATAACTAATTTATTAAACTCAAACTTTACATCTTCTCGTTTATTTTTAAGCTGCAATGTCCCTGATCCCTTAGGAAGCGTTTGTGTTGCCATCCATAGGCATGTTATTTCTCCATCATCAGTGTGCCATTCACCATCCATTTTTGTAAATTGTAAATTTGCATAAGATCTAATAATTTCAATATCGTATTTAAATTGTTTAATAAGTTCAGGAAATAAACTTTTGATATATGTGTCATTATGAATATCAAACGGACAACTGAAAAATTTACTATTAGATTTAGAGTGTGAAGCTTCAGAATATGTATAAGGTTTTTTTAATAAATAACTTTGCATACTATATGCTACATCTTTATCTAACCAATTCTTAACTATTCTCATTATTTTCTTTCTAAGAAAAACTGTAGATCTCCTTTTGCTTTAGCAATTTGTCCAATATATTTTTCATTTAATACAACAAGATCATTGATATAAATTTGTTGTTTTTGTATAGTCACTTTTAAAGCTTGGTTCATACCAATTTCTCCGTGTTTAACAGCTTCAGAACTTTCTAATTTTATTTTTAATGTCTCAATGTTTTCTTCTAATGTTTTTATTTTTAGTTCTATGTCCATATTTTATCCTTTTATAAATATTTGTAATGTTTCCCTTAAAAACCGTGGCTTAGGTGTAACCATGGTAACACAATGTGAATTCTTTTTTTTATAATTTAAAATCATAGATCTGTATTTGGGTTCAACTCCTTTTATATCATTTTTATTATCTTTATACAATAGTACACCGCCATCATTTTCATGATAGTCCCTGTTAAGATATATGGTAGACCCAGCCAAATATAAATCATCATCATGCCAAGTTATATATGAACCAGGTGTATATATTTTAAACTCAATTAAAAATTCTTTATCTTTAAACTCTTTAAATTTCTCTGTATAAAAAAATTTAAGTTTTTTATTAAGTTTATCATGCAACTGCATTGAAAGTATTGGGGCACTTGACTCTATTAATTTAGGGTTATAATTAAGATTACTTACACCCCAGACATTATTTTTACAATAAGTCCTTACATAATTAATTACTTCATCAGCAAAATCTTTTGTTATAAAATCATTAAATACTTTAATCATCTTTTTATTAGTTATCAAAAAAATGGACAATACACCATCGCCCATCTCCTAATTTATAGCTGCCTTTCATCTTAATCTCTGTCACTTCGTGATACACCATACCAGGAAATAAAACTAATCTATTATTTTTACATTCTATTTTTTGTTTTAAATCAGGTAATATTAAATCTCCACCTGTAAATTTTTTAGGTTCCTTATTAATCCATATTAAAATAGAATATTTGCATGTATCAGTATGAGGTTCATAGTACTGTGTGTCTTCATAGTAAGCTAACATAGAGCTGTCACTACCTGTATTTTTAAAACCATTATAAATCCCGCAAGTTTTAGTTATATGATCATGAAATTTTTTCTGTCTCATTTTATCCATTAACGTAATAATGTTTGAAAGTTTTCTTCCATCTGCAGTATAGAAAGAACTTAAATTAATTCTATAACAATCAGCCATATCTTTACCGGTTTTATTTTCAACAGCAACATTGCCATGTTGAGTTTGAAGTTTGTTTTTATCTGTATAAAAATCTATTTCTTTATAAATTTTTTTTAATTCTTCTTTAGTATACCAATTATCTATAATCACGGGTTTAAGAATCATTTTTTATACCATGCCAATATGACATACCTTTCCCCATCTTCAAGAGTACTTACTTTGTGTTTTTTAGTCGAGGAGAACAGGCATATTTTACCAGTCTTAGGTTTGATAATATATTTTTCTACGGTAGTCACCCCACCTTTATAACCCTCATTCAAATAAGTGATAGTTGTATAATCGTAATAAATTGTGTCATCATGCCAATCATGGTATTCCCCAATAGGCCAGTAAATTAGTTCGATATTTATTAGGGACTGATTTGGTCTTATTGCTTTATATTTTTTTATTATGTTTTTAATTTTTATATCACTGCTGTTTAAATTAAGTAAAGGTATAGTAAATCTTTTTTTAAAAGATTTAGCAGCATTGGTATTTTTTTTAAAGAAGTTTATCAGATAGCTACAGGTTTTTGGGGATAGGAAACTCGCTATTTCAATCATCCTTTACCTTGAAAGTATTTAGGTAAACCTAACATAGGACGAGTGTCATATTTATTTTTTATAGCTTTAGGATTTTTATCATCATTAAAATGTAAAAATACTTGTGCACAAATATTACCCTTAAAAGATTCTCTCCAGTGTTCTAAATCACATCCTTTATAAATTAACATATCACCTGGATTTAAATCTACTTTAACACCTTTGTTGTTTAAAGGGATATACTCAGATCCAGAATAATCACCAGCCCCTTTCGGGTCTACATATATAGGCCATGGATCACCAGCAAGAAAAAGCGTAGTAGATATTTCACAACTAATTCTATCTTTATGTCTTTCAAGAACATCACCTTTTTTATATAGCCTAGCATAAGCATAAGTTTCATGTAATTTTAATTTAGTTATTTTTTCCATTTTAGGTTTAACAAAATGGAATAGAGTTTCCATAGCTTGGTCGCCATAAATAGAAAATGTATTTGGCACTTGAGGATCAATATAATAACCATGGTCTGTATTAAAATCAGTTATGTATCTTTCAGTTTTTAAAACGTTATAGTTATATTGCTTCATTTCTAAATATGTAGCACAAAATTTTCCTAGTATTTTAGGAATTACGTTTCTAATTATTATATATTTATTTTTTTGAAAGCTCATGTTCAAAATATTTTTCAGGTAATGCAATTAAATTAAGATGTATAAATCTAAAAGGTTCAATCCCTGGATCAATTGTAAATTCATGTGGAAGATAAGAATTAAAAAATATAAAATCTCCAGGTCTAGGTCTAACATCAGCTTCAGTCATTGTCATAGTTTCTTTTTTTTCTTTAAAAGGAAGTTTAGTCATCATTGCTCCCGGTCTTGGGTCATGAAATATTGGGTAGGATGTTTTTTCACTACATTTTAAAAAATAAAATCCTGATAGGTGGGCATGGTGTACATGATTTCTTTGGTGTCCGCCGCCTTTTGCACCAAATTCTTGAACCCACATTTCTGTAAAATCAACTCGTTGCTTAGACATATCAAACCCTTGAGCATCTAAAATATTATAAGCGGTTTGTCCTACAAACTTTTCAAAATCTTCCATTTTAGGTTCTTCTAATAAAGTTGTTGATGCGTGGCTTAAACCAAAATCTCCGATATCTTTTTTATAAAATTTTTTTCTATTTTTTATTTTTTGTTTATTCCATTCTCTACCTTCTTTAATATATCTATCACAAACTTTATTTAATTTTAAAAATTCTTTATTTGTATAAAGATATAGTGGTGTTTCAAATATTTTATGTATTTTCATTTTTTCCTTTATCATTTATTTAAACGGCCAACCCAAATGCCATAGCACTAGCGAATACCGTGTTCCTTTCGTTACAGGTTTAACTCTATGCCAAACATGTGAAGGAAATGTTACCACAGTTCCTTTTTTTTTCAACTCTTTACATTCACTAATATTACTTGATTTTTTTGATCTATCGGGATCTTCATCTCTAAAATCAAATTCTATTTCACCCCCTTCATATTCTGAGGAATCATTTAAAGATATAATAGTAGATAATTTTCTCATCTTACCATGGTGATTAGGGTTGTCTGGTCTATCATAAACATAGGGGTTTTCCAGACTATCTGAATGCCACCCATAATATTTTTTTGTTGAATATTTTGCAAATTGAACTGGCTCACTATAATCCCATTCAAAGTTCCACCCTGCTTCTCTATTAGCACGATCAACTATAGGATTTGTTATTTGGTATATCCACGGGTCTGTTAAAAAAATTACTTTAGTATCTCTTTTTTCTTTTTTTTGTTTATTAATAGAACTTTTTCTTTTTTCTAAATTCATTGTAGTAGCTTCTACAAGTTTTGTTTCTTTTACTGTTTTTAAAATATTGTTGATAAAAGTTATCGGTAAGACATCCTGTTGCCAGTAATAATAATATTTTAATAACATAATTCTATCTGTCTGAGATAGATAATTTATACTATTTTTTTAATAATATGTAAAGAGTTAGATGTTAACCCAAGTAGAATTTGTTTCATCCCAATACTGAGCTAAACCATTAAGCCATCTTGTATTTGTTTCATCCCATTGAAAAACATCTAAAGCTGATTGTGAGTCAAGATTACTGCTCCTCCCCC